TTCTTATAGAGGTTCATCTTGTACTTTTTATGTTCGTCTACTTTAATAGACATGTTTGTAGCATTAACTGTAATCATAATTTTGGTTGTGATACCGATTATAGTTGTAACATGTACCAGATTATTTGAGCCTTACCCCGAGGACTTTGCGTAACTTCTGGAGAACTGCGTTGTCTGGAATAGCCTTCCCCGACTCATATGAATTGATGACATTTGCTGGAACTCCGATGGCTGTGGCGAGGTCTTTTTGTGTTTTGAAACCTTTAGCGGTGCGTGCTTGTTGAATCGTTTTAGCCACAGACAGACTTACTTTTTCATGGGTTCCCAACTCGGTTTGATCCAACGTTTGAGCTTTTGTAACTTCACGGTGAGGCACTTTTGTTTTTTGACTTGGTAATGTCTTACCGTGAATGACAACGGGGTTCCAATCTTGATGGTTCATTTTATTATATATGGAATTAAATCTTTATTCATACCCTCTCCAAGTTCCCTTTAATCTCTTCTATAAGTCTTGGCATAGCTTCAGACTTAAACACTTCCTTAGTTGGGAACCGTTCGTCTGTAGCATCCGGGTTTGTTTTGCGGTCAATATCCAAAACGATGTTTTTTGTAGCATTATAGTACTTATCATACTTTGATTCATCCTCAAGAACCTTGAGAACACCATTTTTCCCGACATTCCGTGCAATAGTTTGCATGGCTTCCCTCTTTGGTCTATAAATGGTTCTTTTTCTTTCTTCAATAACTTCACCCTGTTTATTTAAAACCTTACCAATCACCTCCTTCGTTTCTAAAACATCATTTTGGGAAATCTCCTTCACAATTTCCTTACCAACAGTTTCTATAGCCTCAGCTATAGTAGTGGCATCGACGGATTCTCTCACAAAACTATCAACAATTTCCTGGGTTGGTTTTTGTTTGAGGATGGCAATCATAATATCAACCATTTGTTCCATTGCGGTACCAATAATCGTTAAACCATTGTTACCATTAGAGCGATACTTTTCAATGTATTTTTTGGGAATGAGGGCATCCTTAATGCTATAGAGCTCTTTTAACATCTTTTCAGATTGGGTTCCACCCGGAGTTCTATTCTTTGTGTAGATGAGGTAGACAATCGCAACAAGAATTGCAACCAAGACAATGTTCATAATTCTTTCCTGGTTCATATTATATTATAGTTGTGACATTTTATTTGAGATACCATCCGACAGTCTATCCAAATCATTCACCGACTGGGGTGTGGGTTCCGCTATAGGTTTCACCGAGGGTTCATCTTTTGGTCTCATTGACATCATAGCGAAAATTGCAGCGGCTATACTGATAATCAACAATATGATAATAACAGTGATATTCATTATAATACAATCAGATTTTTTTAACTGGCCCAAGCACAACATCTGGTGACAGGTACTTTTTAAGAACATTCGGTGGATGGAGCATATCAAACTCTTCCGTCGCATCCTTTCCAGCAAAAAGCATGATCGCCTTCTTGCCCCCTGGATGATCTGGCAAAAACTTTGTGAGATCATACACGATATCTTTGATAATTACCCAACAATCTTCTTCGGTATTATGCTTCGCAATTTCAGTGAGAGATAAGTCTCTTGGATTAATGTGATTATTTATAGTTCTCACTCTATGCATTCTTGCTTAACTATTGTTCCTATTTTTTAAGAGTCTGTCAAGTCTCTCCTTCTCCTTATTCATAAAAACAGTGAGTTGCATGACCTCTCCATCTAAATAAACTTGTCCATGGTTTTTGATGCGTTCATCCTTGATGACTTGATCAACTCTCACAAGGTTTACGCGTGACATTTTTGTATTCATGGGTTTGCTGTGGTGTACCACAAGAGCTGCGGCATCCCTTTTCGTCTCTTTGGGAATTGTATTCTCTTCGTGGCATATAATCACATGAGAACCGGATCCGCCATCAACATGCATCCACCATTCTCGGGGATAACTTGATAGTGTGAGACTGTCATTTTCCTTCGCATTTTCACCCACCTTAATTTGAATACCGTCAAGGGATGTGTATGTCTTCATGTCTATCTTTCAATTATAATCTTTATAAATAATAAGATGTTTAGGAATCCAGCCGACAACGACGCGGTCCGAATCAATAACTCAAACTCAAATTACAATGAGGCTAACTACAACGGAGCGCGTGGATTACGAATCAATAACTCAAACACAAACGAAAATAACGTTGGTCAGATCAGGTCGCGAGTCATAGATCCCAATAATCTCAGGCGTATGCGAAGAGTGCGAATGGCCTTTGCTAACGCGGGTCTAGTGGGTCGGCGTCTCAACTTTGGAAATAATGGGAACAATAGACCAAATGCATCCAACTATATGAAAAATGGAAAGAGAATGAAAAAGAATGCGAATGAAAACACAAAGACCAAGAAGATCAAATGGAAAAAGGTGAGCGTGCGTAATATGCCAACCGACCCCATCAAGTATGAAAACTTCAAGTCTGGACAAAAGGCTGTGAAAATCAATACATTGTATCTTACACCAAATTCCTTTCGTAAGTTGGCGCGAATGTCCATGACAAATGCTATTAACGCTAATGGCAATATGGTATTATTCACGAATCCTTTCACTCGCGGAAAAGTTAAAAAGGGTGATTTAAAGTTTGTAATCATTGAACGCGCAAACAAAAAGTAATTTTATTGACGACATAAAATATATGCACGTCGTATTTAATCCCAGTCCATCAGTCGCTCATAAATATAGGGTAACCCTCCCTAATAAGAGAAGTATTGATTTTGGTTCAGTGGGTGTTGCTGATTATACAAATCATCAAGACCCACAACTTATGCGTGCACATCTCATCGGAAAGGGAGCGATTGTTTCTGATGAGTTGCGAGTAGAGGTGGATTATGGTGAAATCCATCGGGGTATGCTCATGATTGACGAAAGCACAGAAGAGGACTGGGATGATTGGTTCTCCCGAGAATATTGGGAGAGATGGATGTTGTGGTCATATCCCAACATACATCAGGCCAAGTTGTGGATGACTATGCGTAAGGGAATTCTTTTCATGCCAACCGCGGATGACCTTTTTTATTTAACCCCACGTGGACCTATATAACTTCTATTTCAAAAACGCGAAAACAGTATTTTCGATTATTACTAGAATTCAACGTCACGATTGTGAAATTACCCTCCGAATGATCTTTCACAATTTTGTTCATTGCGCCCAAATGTATGTCAAATCTATTTAGATATTTATACGCAATCACACCACCACACCCATGGTAAGCGGTCTCGTTATCGATAACTTTCCAAATTCGGGAACACTTTCCAGTTACATTAACTTTGGGATAAAACTCGTCATCACAGAAATCTATTTCAGATTCAACCTGATCATAACTAATTTTTACAATGTCTCCCGCTTTTACTTCTAGGAGCTTTTTCTTACCCCCGATAGCTTCCGCGAACTCTTTGTACTCTCCATCTTGGATTTCATACTTTTCTTGTATCTTATCCAACAGGGACAATAGGTGATGACGATCCATATCTGTTACTTGATTTATTAAAAAGCAAAGCTAACTTAGGCGCCAGTAGATCCAAATCCACCCGCACCTCTCTCCGTGTCTTCAAGAACACCAATTTCCTCCACATCGGGTGTTTCACAGCGCTCAAGGACAAGTTGTGCGATGCGATCCCCTTTCTTTACCTCAAAGTCTTTGTCTCCGTGATTGAAGAGAACGACTTTGACTTCACCTGTATAGTCGGGATCAATAACACCCGCACCAACTTGAATACCATGCTTCACAGCGAGACCGGATCGTGGTGCAACACGACCATACACACCATTTGGCATGAGAATGGCTACACTTGTCCCGACCAAAGCACGATGCGTGGGAGGGATAACAACTTCATCAGTGCTGTAAAGATCGTATCCAATAGCACCCCCAGAACCACGAGTTGGAATAATAGCATCTTGTGTAAGTCTCTTAACACAGAGACTCATTTCTACTTTACTTGGGTTTGTAATCTTTATCAACTTTTACCAGTCAAACATGTAGTCGTGCTAGACTAGCTATGATTGCACACACTAGGAGTAAAATCAAAAGTATGATCGTGTCTAGTATAGATTGAGAAAATTACTCTACTATTATGGGTATCTTGGAAAATGTGTAGTTGGATTTGGTTTTCTTTCACTGTAAAGATAAGTACAGTTACTATTGGGTGGGGTAGAACTTTTTCTAAAATTATATCGTACATTGTAATGATCACAATTAAGTCTACCATTTCCCCACTTTGGTGCCGATGCATCATTCTTATGTAATACACATCTTGTAGAAGTAACGTTAAATCCCTTACAATCAGCATCACTGTTACATTTTTTAGCACACACATGAGCTGATTGATTTAAAGGCATCGGGCCATGACGAATGTAACGAAAAGTACCAGGCGCACCTTCAAATGGTATATTACTGGCATAATATGTATTATATGCCATACATTCGGCTGTCGCTGGACAAGATTTAGTACTTGGACTTGGACACACAGCGCCAGTTCCAACTGGAGAAGTTGTGGTGACCCACCTTTTTATAAGACTACTCGCAGCGGTATCACACGCCGTTGGGCATGCTGGATCAGTGTAGTATCCTTCACAGTCTACTGGGCATGGTACCGTCGCTGGACAGCTTTTAGTTTTAGTCGAGGGTGGGCACGCCGCACCCGTTCCAACTTGTTGTTTGGTTGTAATCCAGTTCTGAGTCACAGTACTTGCGGCTGTACCACATGCCGTTGGACAAGCTGGATCAGTGTAGTATCCTTCACAATCTACCGGGCATGGTATGATAGTTCCACAATTCCTAGTTTGGGTCTCGCCATTTGAATATGGACATTGACTTCCACCATGTGCAGCTTGTTTGGTGACACTATATGTTCTAGATTCTGATGGTTGTGTACCACAAGAACCTGTACATGGTCCCCAACCACCATTTGGACCCCAAGTTCCTTCGCAATTGACAGGACCTGGTGGACCACTACACGTTTCCCATTCGGACAGGCGCTTCTCACCTGTGCAATTTTCAGCTTCTAACGCAAGTTTAAAATACTCTTGAAAACCTTGTTGATCATAACCAACTTGTGCAGCTCTGTCTTCTTTTGATACCACACACCCATTCGCACTTCTCTGCCAAGTGCTTGAATATACACACGCTGGTGGTGCAACTGCATTCGCAGGGCATTCGACGTCACACGCTGAAGAATAACTCTTTACACATGTACCTCTACCAAGCGCTTCTTCATAGTCTGGTGCGTTTTCGTCTAGAGTATACGTACGTATTCCTCGACCACATTTATCCGCTTCAGAACCATCGAGGAGGACACCATCTCTCGTACACGGCCCCTCGATCCATGAATCACCTTTACAAGGTTCGTCACATACTACACTACATGGTCTAAAGTCGGATTCACATTTACCAGCACCAATCGCTGCTTGGTATCCCGGTGCATCTGGGTTGAGCACCCATTCTTCGACTCCTTCACCACATTTTCCGACAGTTCCATCTAAGAGTTCCCCCGTCTGTTTATTGTGACAAGACTTCTTCTTGACATATTCAGTTCCGCTACAGTCCGAAGGTTCTATCCTAGTAAGCTGGGGTACACCATCTACAACTTTGTACTCAAAAGTTGGCTCACCCTTATACATTTTGTAACCCATATAGGCTACGACTGTCATTACTGGTAACATCGCAAGTAGTAAGAGTAGTAATGTACCACCCCCACCTCCTGGAGATTGGCGAAATCTATAACCCCGATCCATACCTACTAGACACTTAGAAAAATAGTTCGTTCCTATGGTAGTAATGAGTAATGTTTGGAAAGTCCACAACTTTATCGTCAAAGCAAATGCCCCCAAAACAGAATATGAAAAACTTAAGAGAAAAATAAACCGAACAACGTTAGGTTACGGAGCGGTGCTTACATCAACCTATTTCATTACACAGGGTGCCGATCATGGTGTATCTGCGACATTGGGTGTTGCAACATCTCTAGCTTATATCAGTCTTCTCGAAAATCACGTCGACAATATTGAAAAGTCATTATTTCAGAAACAGTTGTTGCCACCTGTGTGTACAGCCGTTTTTGAAAGCATGTGGAATCACGCACCATTTGGTTTTGATTTTGATTATGGCGCAACTTTTGTTGGATTCTTGGCGTATAAAATTGCCCTCCTCACAGTTATATATGAAGAAGTTGCAAAGATGATGATTACAGAACCAGATAAAAATCAAATTTCATCATTAGATTCTTTCGATGAATTTATTTGAAGAACACCCAAACGCGTTAATACATTTGTAAGTTCTTTTTTGGGTGCATCCCTAATAATAGCATATAAATTAAACTCAGGTTTACCCGTCTCAACACTCCACGTTATCTTATCTTTGTAAAAAGTGTTACACCATTTACATTGATAAGAAGCTGTACTATCCCCACCGATAATGTGGGGTTCAAAATGCCCCTTTTCAAATTTACAAACGTTTCCAAACTTGTCGTTTTCTCCATCTTTTACACCGCATGTGAAACATTTTTTAATACCATCTTGATTTTGAACAATCGCTTTTCGCTTTGGATTGATATTTTCGGTTGGAAATGGGCATCGCATAAGTCTTTGTTTTGGTTTCAAAGTTTTCATATGAGCCGATGTCATGAATGGAAAACCATACTTATAATAAACTTCGCGGGGTCTCTCTCCACCCCAACCACGATTGTCTGTGAGTTTACAATCTCGTTCTAAATCTTCGATATTCAATATCTCATTGTAACAACCAAGATTAAGTAAATGTTTAATTACTAATAAATTTGAAGATAATTGTTTTCCATTCAGAGAAAATATATCAACTTTCCATTTTGTAAAATCCCAAACCAATTCAGACAATTCAATATTCGTTTTTACGTTCATTATATGTTGAAGAATAACATAAAGTAAATGTATATTATAGCACTTTATAGTTATATCTCCATAACTGAATAAAATCTGATAAGATCTTTTATTCGGTGTAAACTCACACGAATATTGATTCTCAAAAACTGACACATATACTACTTCATTTGCATTGTGAATATTATATGTCTCAGAATTATATGATATCTCTATGTTTGTAGGCATTTGGTGCGTTAGATCATAAATCATACTTGTAATAATTTAGTTATTTAATTTTAAGTAGTTTTGTGACACAAGTTCACGGACAATACTCTCTATAACGCGTACACATACGCTATTTCCTATGTGTTTATATGCAACACCAGTTGAACTATGTTTTTTAAATGTTTTGGGAAACGCCATAAGACGATAACATTCGTCCAGAGAGAGCTTTCTGACTTTATTTTTATCACTATCGTAAATGTGATATCTTCCGGAAGACTCGGAAGCTGATAGTGTGGGATGTGTACCCTTTGTGCTATAAATCCGCATGGGTTGTTTATGAACACGTGAGAGGTGTTCAGTATTTTCCCGCGTTCCCGCTTTACGTATATTTCCTTTGATGTAACCATTAAATACCAACCCGCTTTTTGATTGTTTTTTTACAAGTGTATCATCGAGAATAATATATTTATCATCATCTATGTAAACGTCATCTTCACAATCTTCGAGAATATCTTCAATTGCTGAATGATTACATATAGACTTTAATGAACTAAAATCAAATTCTTTTTCTAAACATGCGATAATATATACACGCTCTCTATTTTGTGGTATACCAAAATTTTTAGCATTCAAGACGCAGTGGGAAACATGATACCCCCGAGATTTTAAAGTTTCTTTTATGACTTCAAAAACTTTACCCTTTTCGATGGTTACTAAATTTGCAACATTTTCAAGAAAAATGCATGACGGTTTGTGAAAATCGACAATCTTGACAATTTCAAAGAACATGTTGCCGCGGGGGTCATCAAATGCTTTGGCATCTTTCCATTGTGCAATACTAAATGGTTGACATGGAAACCCACCACATAGCAAATCGAACTTTGGTATATTTGGAATATCTAATTGTGTTATATCACCCATTGGTTCTATATCATAGTTATCCTTGTAAACATCGCGAACTTTTGGATCTATGTCAGATGCCATAACACAATCAGCACTTGAAATTACATTTCGAATCCCTTGATGGAAACCACCTATTCCACAAAATAAATCCACAAATTTCATGGTCATGGTAAATTAAGAGTCTATTTTTTTAAGTGGGTCAGGGGATTTTTCAACGTCCTCGTTAGTTATAACATTATCATAAATAATTATAGGTTCCATTCATATAAAATTAGATTTATTAAGCTTCCGAATTGTACCAGTCGCAATATATTCGTCAATCTTATTCGCAACACCTTTACCAACACCGGCAACCTTGTGAGGACCTTGGGAAATCTCCGTACCATTCGTGACTTCAAAGTGAAGTTTGCGGATAGCCTTAGCAGCCTTTTTGTAAGCTTCACTCTTGTGGGGATTTTCCTCTACATCTGCAAGTAACGCCAATTGATCTGCAATATTCTCATTTGTAGTGAATGTCTTGACCACCTTAATTTCCCCAGTTTCAAGGAATTCATTTACTTTTCTTACGATACTCTTACCAATCCCATATAGATGAGAAAGTTGCTCACCATGGGTTACTTTGAAATCAAGATGATAGATGATGTTAGCCGCTTTCTCATAGACAGCTTTCTTAAATTCATTTTCTTCCTCTTGGGCGAGGTCATCAAAAGCTTCTGTGAGGGGCAAATTGTAGCAGACAAAATAGTTATCATCTGAGTCCGACTCGGAGTCGGACGCGGTAGATTCCTCATCACTCACTTCAGCATATTGGAGCATAGTTTCGTACTCAAGAAGGGCTTTTTCTTCTTCACATTGTTGAAGGCGCTTCTTGAGATCGGCGTTTTCCTTTTCAAGGTTGGCAATGTAGGTGGCAATAGATTGAGAGTTCATAGTTGAGAGTTGTGTGACTTTTTGGTGTGGGTTGAATGACTTAGGTATGCGATTTAATGATGGGTATCTCGTACCTCAATTCTTCTACAAGTGGGTTGTTTTTGTAGTCATTTTTGTAGTGAATCTTCTTGACTCCACTACTCGCGAGAGCCTTGTAGCAATTGAGACAAGGGTAGTGTGTGATATATGCTTCGGTGCCATCTATGGAGACACCACGCTTAGCCGCATCCGTGACGGCATTGATTTCTGCGTGAATCGTTGCTTGTTCGTGACCATCCCTCACAATTGAGGTGTGATTAGAACCACCGAGGAAGCCATTGTAGCCCATACTTATGAGACGATTGTTCTTTACAAGGACGCATCCCACGTTGAGTCTATCACATGGCGATCTGACCGACGCGAGTTCTGCAGTCTTCATGAAATATTCATTCCATGAGATACGATTGGTCATATATATCTATTAGCGTAAATCTTTATCCGCCGTGTAATATGTTTTCCCTTTTGTGACAAAACTATGAACCCTCGCGTACCCCCACGCTTGTGGAGAAGCTCCCGGACGATGCCCAGTTCTCCACGCAGCGAGACCTCTGTTATATACCGTTTGAAGTGTCTTGAGGGGTATCTTTGTAGCCTTCGCTATCTCTGGGAGGGACTTGACACCTGGATACTTCTTTCTAAATCGTTGGGTATATGAAGATGTGCGAGTCTTTACACCCTCATCCGTCTTGAAATCCGCGTAATCCTTCTTGAGCATCTTTTTGTAGCGAGTCTCCACAGACTTTAGGGTTCTGAGACCACGAAAGTATTTGAGGGGTGCATAGATTTTACCCTCGGTTCTGCGCAATTCCCTAACCTTTTTAGATATTTCCTGATCAGTGAGAGGCATCTTAATTATTATGTAGATTTAATTCAATGGATTGGGGTGAAGAAAAACCAATTCCAGAACATGAGAGATCCTGTAACATTTTCTGTAACTGCTGTTTACTAAGTTCTATGACGGGATTAATGGTTGGTGGTGTGATGATAAAAATGTATTATGCTGGTTATTTGTGACGCAGATACTTTACAGCTTCTAGAATGTTTGAAAAAATTTTGTTACCAAAACGAACTCTACCCGACTTTGCCGACACCCACCCCTTGTGTCCATCGTAATAACACCTTTGAATGTCAACCATTATAAAAACAAAAGATTATTTTAAAAGAAAGGTAAGAATGGGTCTGACAATTATTATGGGAAATATGTTTTCAGGTAAAACTTCAGAACTCATTCGCCGACTTAAGCGTTACAAAGTTATCGGTAAAAAAATTGTGGTCATAAATTCAGCGAAGGATACGAGATCTCCTGAGGAAGTTCTCAAGACCCACGATGGTGTTGAATTTCCGTGTCTCAAAGTTGAGCATATTTCTCATTGTATCATCAAAGAATCATTCTGTAATGCCGATATCGTAGCTATAGATGAAGCACAGTTTTTCTCAAACCTTCAAGAATTTGTACAAATGTGTCTCTTCCTTAAAAAATCAGTCATCATGGCAGGTCTTGATGGAGATTACAAGCAACGAAAGTTTGGAGAAGTCATTGATTGTATTCCGTTGGCGAGTGATGTTGTAAAGTTGTCGGCTCTCTGTATGGACTGTAAGAATGGAACACCTGGACCATTTACGAAAAGAATCGTTCAAAGTGATAAACTTGAACTCGTGGGTGGTAATGAAAGTTACAAAGCGGTGTGTCGCCGCCATCTAGAATCTATGGATGTCCAAAATAAGAACGACTCTTTTCTGAAGACTGCGTTTAACAAGGCGGTGAAATCGAGAATGGTCAAATAGAAAGTCCTTTCCAGGTTCGTGTTGATGCCCACCATTTTCGGTGTAAAGTACACAATGTTTACCACCCTTGATTGTTAAGTGGTATCTCAGCATGAGATTACTCTCGGCACGATGTGCGGGTATGGCCATTGGACCATCTATGACTGCAAACATTGCGGTGTCTTTATCTATACACGAAATCTGATCAATTATTTTTTGAACTTCGGGGAAATCCTTGACTTTGTAGTAATAATAATTATTATTCTTCTTGAACCATGGATCAAGTTTATGAAAGTAATGTTTCTTTGCGTCGGCGACACCCTTTTCAAATTCGTATAAAATCTTATTATAGTTTGCTCGTACAAACCACAGATTTGGGTAATCCATGATATTGTATTCAAACTTGTGAAACATCATATCCACCAAAGTGTTCCTCATACCAACCAGAGGTCTGAGAGGTCTCTGGAAGTAAAGCATATCTATCGGCGACTTTAAATAATCGTGAAGAACAAGAACTACTGGTAGCCACAGAAGACGCCACATTAATTTCTCTGTATAAAATAAAAATGCCAGGTTACGGCAAGCGAATGGAAATGTTTACCCCAGAACCAACCAAGAAAACCCCAGAACTTGAAGAACGATTCAAGGTTCCACTTCTCCCCTCGATGACTCTTGTCCAGTTGACCATTTTTGGTCTTATTTTGGCTTACGCGTGGTCTGTGCGTAAGATGAACAAGGCTGTCGTCTCCACCGCGGCTCTCACCATTGGTCTTCTCCACATGTATGATCACATGTACCGCGTGAAGCGGGGTGAAGAACGCCTTTTCTTCGCGCCACTCCCAAAGAAGGAGGGGTACTGTGGTGCTTGCCGAAAATAAATTAGCTATACATTGTAAGTATGCACGTCAAGATTGTTCGTAGCCCAGATCGTAAAAAGAAGTTCAGGGCAATCCTAGGAGACGGCAGGACTGTTGACTTTGGTGCCAGTGGGTATTCCGACTACACCAAACACAAGAATCCTTCACGAATGCGCTCGTATGTCCTCAGACATGGTGGTCAAATTCCAAAACGTATTGTGGCTGAACGCCAGCCGGCAATGATACACAGAATGATGCGTAACATAGACAAAAGTGACAAAGAAGATTGGAAATTAAGTGGTATTGGGGGTGCAGGGTTTTGGTCGCGTTGGTATCTCTGGAGTCAACCAACGATTCCAGGGGTACAAAGGTTTATGGCAAAGAGATTTGGAATTAAATTTGTATGATAATACTAAATGGCCGCAATCGTTTTAGGATTGTGTTGTGTATCTTCCATGCTTGGTGGAGGATACCTGGCATATAATGAAATGAAAAAATCACAGTTGGAGGAAGCTGCTATACAAAGACAGAAAACCTTCGCAAAAACACCAGGACTTCATATGTTCTATGAATGTGATTATAAGGAAGATGGTGTACTTCAAGTGATAGATGAATCACTTCCAAAGACTATGGAAGATGAAACTACAATTGATATGGATGGTGGTTTTAAATCATTCATTATCACAAGTGGATATAAAGTAGACACATATGATAAGGATGGGCTCACTGGCGTAAAAATGACATATAACGGACCTCAAAATATGCGATGCCTTAAAACTCCAATTAAAAGTTTAAAATTCTATAAAGCCTAATCATTCTTTGTGAGACCTCGTCTCTTTAGGTTAGCCTTAAGGTCTGCGAGGAGAGCAGCTCGTGGTGGTGGAGGTGGAGGTGGCATGGTCGCACGTCTTGGTGACATACGTACTGGCTGGGCAACACGTTGTACTCTTGGTGCATTTGGACCAGCCTCCTTAAGGACCATTTTACACACTTTGATAAACTTCTTGGCACTCTTCGCTTGATTTTCAAGGGATGGTTCAGCTTTAGCCTTTTTGGGCAACTTCGCCATGAGCTCTTTCTTTGAAAGTTTTGTGCGTTTACCCTTGACATCCTTTGTCACCCTGAAGCCAAGCTTCTTGACCTTTTCTTTGAGCTTTTCGTACTCCATTTAATATACACTAACAAAAATTATTGATACCTGACACCGGCTCGTGTCGCCGCATCATCAATTTCGTCAACCATTTCCCACGCCCATAGACACTCTTGTGCGTTTTGGTCTTCACAAATAGAGTGCGCCAAGTCAAGAGCTTCGTGAAGAATCATCTTGAGACGCATCTGCCTCACTGTAATTTTTTTAGGTTCTCTCAAAGAGGGTGCCTCGTACATCTGTTGAAGTGCGACACGAGTGATTTCAGACTTCTTCCGTTCATAATTGATTTCTTCACTTCTTTGGGCTGCGACAATTTGAAGTTTTCTACGAATGGGTGCTGGTTCAGGTGACCAATACCCAAATTTCTTGAGAGTCTGCACCATTAAATACCTATTGGAAGATATTTTTAAGACCATTTAAGTCTCTCTACAAATCTTCTTAATAAATACGGTGTAAGTTCACTTAAGGAGCCAAATGGCACATATCTATAATCTGGAAAATCCTCACCCATACCTAAAAGTTGTGCAACTTTGTATCTTCTATGTGGAGTACATCGTGCAAATTTGATATCTTCAGAATTATGTGTCGCCAATAGGGTGTGTACATTTTCACTCGCACCCAGAGACATATTGAGACCCTCGCGAAATGATTTATCAACTTCCAATTTATTTGGTAAAAGACCAACCTGTTTACCAAGATAAGCACCCCTCACCAATTTCACACCCAAATTAATACCATGTCTCTCAGCGGCGAGAAGATCCATTTCAAGTTCTTTGAGGGCAGCGCTACGATACATTTGATATGTTTTAAATACATATGGTTTGTGACGATTGAATTCATACATCATATCATATGATTCTCGTGAATAAAGGATATCTTCGGCGTCAATACAGACTTGACAATTGTTATTTATCGCGTGTTGAATTATCTTTTTCATGTGCGCCACCGCAAAAGTTGGTGATTCTCTAGATCCAAATGAAGTCATTTTTAGAGCAAACATACTTCCTGGAATATTTGACATCATGGTCATATTAACATCGCTGACATGTTGTGCGTCATGGAGTTTACAGTTCTCTCTCGCATAATCCAAAATAACTTTAGCGCTAGAGCGATGAACGTCTCTAATGACTTTTGTTAGTTCATGATTGAGTGCTGCATACCTCAGCATATCTTAAAGATATGGTACATTTTTAATACATGGATATGGAGACTCGTACTTTGATAACTAAAGTGCTTCTTCCCCGTATTAGGCAACTTGAGGAAGAAGTCGCCTCTCTACGAAGACACACATGGCCGTATGTTCAATCTCAGAAGGAAACTAATCAACTTGATGACATGCACGCAAAGAGAGACTTTTTCAAAAATCTGGACGATGACACAATCTTGGAACTCTTGAGACTCAAGGCGAGACTCTCAAGAAACCCAGGGCTTCAGGGGAGAGAATATGATATTATTACGACTTTGCGGAATAATTTTTGTTAGTGTATATTAAATGGCATCATTCCTACTTCAATTTATGGGTTTAGATGCACTCGGTGTATCTGTACCAGGTGCGGGATTATTTACCGCGCCCGTTGTTGCATTTCAAAAAGATAAAGATCTTGATGCGAGTACCATGATATCTCTTATCTGTTCGTGCTTGTGTTCAGCTATGGTTGTGCAGAGAATGGTAAATTTTCCATTTAAATCACCACCTATCATAATGATGTTGGCTGCCTGCTGTTTCTTGAGTTGTTGCTCATCTGTGATGTTAACTAAGGATACTTATGATCGTTTTACTCATAAATCGGAATAGTTTAGAAGAAATCATCCGTTCTGTACATATTCACCGTGTATGAACCAGTTTTACCAGTTACTGAAACTGATTCATTCCCATATATCTCTTCACACCCAATATCTTCCATACAGTCGCGCGCGTTGTGTGTCACGGGAACCGGGTACAAGTTTTCACCACCCGTTGTGGTATAATAGTGATAGCGATCCCTGCGTCCTCTGACCTCTTTACCGTATAGGGGGAGAGTTTCTTCTCCGGAACCCACGAGAATACCCATTTGTTGCATAAAACCGGGTTTGTATTGTTTGATGGGTGGACCTCTGAATTCGGGTTCGCGGCGCCTTTGTCGCCTCTCCATTGGTCTTGGAGGAACTGGCATCACAGGCACTTCCACTGGAACTTCGACAACTTTAGGGTTATAGTATATGTATCCCAAAACGAGAGCAAGTACAATAATAACTAACCACAAGATTTGAGTCTTGTTTTTGTTCTTTATCTTCATTTATAATAGTTAAGGAATATTATTCAGATAAAGACATGAAGGTACTCGCCATAGATATTGGGTATCATAATATGGGACTTGTCCTCGCCGAATGTGGTAAAGGTCCAAAGGTAGATGTAGAATTCATGAAGAAGGCAAGTCTCGAAGACTATAAATATATTCACTCAAATGACATCGTTGATCTCGTTCCGTTATTTGTAGATGCACATGAACATATTTTTGAAAGTGCTGATAAAATTCTTATAGAGAGACAACCACCTGGAGGGTTTACAAACATTGAGGTACTTCTAAATTACATGTTCAAAGATAAAGTCATCTTGGTTTCACCTGTGAGCATGCATACACATTTTGGTATGAGACACCTAAATTATGAGGAACGCAAGGAGCGAACTGTCTCCATTGCAGATAAATATATTGAGGGTGAAATACCCTACGAGAGGAAACACGATATTGCCGACGCACTATGTATGATTTTGTATTATAACTTTAGAGTTTCCGTACACTTTTTTGATAAATTTAGGTTTGACGGGCCTCGGCTCTAATAATTTCTAATGCGTTTGCCACAGATTCTAAAGCGTCAAACATTGTCGCCGCACTACGCTTTTTACAGCACACTCGAATATTTTCAATATTGTATTCAAAAGATTTCTTCTCCTTCTGTTTTCTTTCTTCGTGAGACTTCATAACACCCTTGAGTCTCTCAATCTCCGAATTTAACTTTTGTGTAATGACTTCAATGGCTTCGTCCATCTTTAGGATCTCTTCCTCATACCAGTCAATGTGACGGTTAAGAAGATCCCGTTTCACTTGAGATTTTGTTCTCTCCATCTGTTTTTCAACTCTTTCAATTTTGTCATCAATAATCTGAAGATTGTTTAAATATTTTTGATGGTGAAATTCCTTAGATTGCTCGAGAGCTTCAATTTGTTGTTTGATGTCCATTGTGTTGTGTAAACTCTTCGCCCCAAAACTTTATACCAAGCATGCGTTCGTGATAGTCTATGATCCATTTTAAAGTTTGAGATCTTAGACTATCAGTTTCCTTGTAGAACTCATACTCTTTCCGAAGACGATTGAGTTCTTCTTCACGCCAGTGAGGCATTTTACTTGGGTGTTTTACCTTTCACGATCAATCTTAGGTCATCAATAAACGTATCAAAGCGTCCAAGGCGATACTGGACCAAAGCCCATAGGAAAAAGAATACCGTCTTTGTCAGGTTATTTATATCATTGTCTTCCATCTTGTATATTGGAGAAACCACTCGGTGCATAAAGGTTTCTTCCTTCTGTTGCCCTGTCACATACATTTCGGCTTGTGTCAAAGCACATGTATCATCATTGACACTCCAATGATAGAACAAAAATGGGATAAGTATGGAATAAAATTCAAGGTTTCTGCGATCATTTGTAAATGGAACTACCAGAATACCTATGAGAAATACAAGATGAATCCAGAATATTATGTTCATCTATTATAAAATGAACCAAGAAAATTTTGACGATCAAATGATCAAACAACAGGCACTTGAAAATCGTCGTGATAGTTGGAATGAGCAACACGAATCTATATTGCGTCAATGGGGTGAGGCTTCGGGGTGTTACAGGTACATGCATCACCGAGCGTTCCTGTTGTACAAGGGATTGAGTATGCGTTTTACTTTACCTGTCATTATACTTTCAACAATCACAGGTACTGCGAACTTTGCTCAAGAACAGTTCCCCGAGAACCTCCGTGGTATGGTGCCATCTGTCATTGGTGGTCTTAACCTTATCGCAGGTCTCGTCGCGACCATTATGCAATTCCTAAAAATCAATGAACTTATGGAGAATCACAAGGCGGCGGCGCTCTCATTTGGCCTTCTTTCCAGAAATATTAGATTAGAATTAGCTCTCGCTCGTGAAGAGCGTAGTACAGATGGTTTGGAATTTGTTACCAGATGCAAGAATGAATATGACCGTCTCATTGAACAGTCACCAAGTGTTCCATCAACTATCCTTGCAGAGTTTGAAAAGGAATACCCACTTGACAATATGTTCACGAAGCCTGAGATTCTCGATGTCCGAGCGATTCCCAAGTTGAAACTACCAGGTTTCACAAATATAAGATCACACACGGGTTCAAGTGTCATCTCCGAATCAACAAAGGGTGGACCACTTTCCAGGATTGGAGAACTCGTAAAAGGGAGGGAAGAGTATGAAGCAAAAATAAAGATCCTTGAAGAGATGCAGTCTGAATTAGACGAAGAAGAAGAACTCACATCGGTGGTCTCTGAAGAACCGATAGACGTCGAGCAAGGTACACAAGAAGAATAAACATGCCGACATTAGTTAAAATAGAACAAACCACATATGGTAAAATTTTCTTTCTTAAAGGTTTTACGATACGTTCATGTAGTGCGTCATTTTCAAGCACTAAATCTATGGCTTGATTAGTAAGATCATCAATGGATTCTTTCATTAAAATTATCGAACAAAAAAAAGAAGAATCCTTTACCACAACGATTCACACACAGCAAA